TATTGTCACCTTTGGGATATGGTTCTATTTTATATGGTAATTGATTTTTCATTTGTTTTTTATGATATTTATTTCCTAAAAAAAAGAAATATCTATGTTTTCTTTCTCTATAATCCATATACAATCGATCACCATACAATTCTTTTAAATACGCAACTCTGTCTTGTTTTCCCTTACTTTTATCAAATAATGTTTGACTATGCATATCTTCTTCGCCCCTAACCTTATATTCTTTTACTATTGCAGATAATCCAGTGTAAATCCAATTAGTTGCTTGGTAAATATAACCTTGATGTCCTTTACTTCTATCAGCATATGATAATAATACACAAGGCTTCGGCATCATTTGTATAGTTTGTCCAACAAAAAAAGACAATGCATTTTTTGGTAACCCATCATTTACAACTAACCTATTTAATTCATATACATTATAATCAAATCGTTTTCTAATATCTATGGCTAATGTAGTTCCATAACTACACACTCCAACAATAGAATCTTCATCAAACAATCCAAATGCAAATTGTACCATTGGTATTCTTTTAGCATAATGCTTTTTTAAAAACCATTCTTTGCAGTCTTGGTAATCTATGCTTTTTACTTTATAATTCATTCTTTGTACCAATTATTCAGGTTGTTCTCAAACTCCGCAACCTTGTCCGCATACGGAAGTTTCTCGTCGTCAAACCGACGCTGGTTTAGATAAACGACGAAGTTCGGAAAAAACTCCGTCTTTTTTGTTCGCTGGTGGTTAACGATGTATTTCGGTAGGTGTACACGGATTTTTTCTAAATCCTCTCTCTTTAATTTCTTGAACTTATCCAAGGCATCTTTCTTACTTCCAACTTGCCTATCCGAAGCACCTAAATAGGCTTTCCAGCATTGTTCAAATATTTCCTCAATCGTCAATTCCTGTTCCCCAAAAGTCAAAGTTTTTGATTTTGGCTTATCTAAACTATCTTTAATATCATCTTTATTTATATCTTCAATTTCATTTTCATTTTCATTTTCCATATGTTCAACATATGATAAAGATGTGTTTAACATATCTTCTTTGATTTCTTCCTTTGGTTCTTCCTTTTTTAAACGGTTGTTTCGTCTACTCTCGGAATACTTTTTCCGTTTTTCCACCTCTTCAAATAATCGTTTGTTGCGGAATTTTTCCCCGATTTTTTCAAACTTGGCGAAAATTTCTTCATCATATGAACCACATATGAATAACATATCTTTCTCGGATAGATCACCTTTTTGGTGTTGGAAGCAAAGCAAACGGATATATTTACCGACTTGCTCGTTGGTCATCGTCATTGTTCCTGTTAAAAAATCACTCGTGTAAAACAGGAATGCTGGGTCTTTACTCATTTTTGTAAAATAAAAAAGCCCTATCAGAATAGTGGAGGTCGCATCTCGCACTATCCCAACAGGGCGTCATATTTTTAAACATTGGAATATGCGACATTCCTCGTTTTGTTCTATTTTCAAACAAAAGAGGGCAGCGGGTGTGACACTACCCCCTTTGGTTTAACAAATATAACTATTTATTTTCTAATTGCAAAAATCCTGAATGTTTATTTGTTTCAAGTGCTTTAATATAAGCCACTTCAACCTTTGCAGTCTCAACAATCACCTGTGCAACTCCGACAATCGCCTCGGCTTTGTCAACTGCCAATTCACCATCTTTAAGCATCTCCAACGCTTCAAATAGGTGGTTTCTCAAATCTTCAATTTTGTTTTTGGGCATCTCCGTATGTGTCATTAAAATAAATTTCCCCATCAGGGTTATTTGTAAAGTCCAAAGTGTCACCATATCCATCCGTCATACCTTGTTGGTAGGCTTTAATGATATTATCCTTCTCCATTTCTTTGGCTTGTTTACGCAATACCATACACTTAGCAAGTTGCTCGTTACCTGCGTAAAATTCTATGATCTTGTACATTTGATTATACAAGTTATCTACTGCTGTTTGTTTACTCATAATCTTGATATTTGTTTTTTAAGTTTTCTGATTAATCCGTTTACTTCTTTTATCTCAACTGGTAACTTGTTATGAGGTTCTTGACCTTTTTGGAATCGTGTGTTAACACCACCCCACTCACTTCCAAGTTTTAACCCTTTATTCCACGCCTCTTGACCTTTTTTAAAGTGGGATGAGTTGGGTATCTTTGCAGTCTTTGACCTGTATTCCTTTGTCTTGGACAACCCAAGTTCACTTGCCTTGGTTCTGATGGATGCAATACTTCGTTTTAAATCCGCTGCAATTCTCTTTGTGGATCGTGTTGGGTAAAATGCTTTCAGGAATTTAATCTCATTAGATGTGAACCTATGGTGAACCTTCAACCCCATCTCATCACCCTTTGCATACACCGAGTAATAAGTCCTTCCAAGGTTATTTGCAATCTTCAAGACCGATAAAGTACCCCAGTTATCTCTGAGGTACTGAATCTCTAAATCACTCCATTTCATTAGAATGGCAAATCATCGTTTAAGGTTGCCTTCGGTGGGTGAGCCTCCGAATAAATACTTGTCATTGTATCTTGCCCAGTCATAACGTATTGCTCTAAAAATGATGCAACCTTTGTCAAGTCGTGCATCTTGATAACACCATTAACAACCAAGTCACCAGCAACTTTAAGCACTGACATTCTTGCAATTCTTTTTTCGGTTTCAGGATCTTTTTGGTACGCTGGTTTACCACCACCGCCAAATTGTTGTTGTGGTTGTACAGGCTTGATTGTGTAGTACATTGCTCCGTTAGATGACTGCTTTGAATCACGGGTGTAATCGGCTTCTTGTCCAACCACAAACTTGTTTTGCTCTAAACTCTTGGACATATAAGTCCCATACTCTCCGTTTTCAAAATGTACCTCAAATTTGTACAATAATCCGTACTGAGAGTTCCATGTACCGTTGCCTGTTACTTGTGTTACTTTGCTTCTTGTTTCCATAATAATAATGATTTTAGTTTATAATTTGTTCTTGTTAAAATTTCGATTTGTTTTTCTACTGATAGTTGATTTTGCTTGAATTTCCAACGCCAAGTGGCTACCGTGTAGTAATTTACGCCAGTAGCCTGTGCGATTTGGGTGTTGGTGTTTTTAGTGAATAAGTCAAATAATGCTTCGTGTGTTTCCATATTTCAAATATAAACAATTACTCTGACTTTTCGTGCAAGTAATTGTAAAAATCTTCCTTGCGTGGGTTCTCAAATTTGGCATCATCATAACCCATTTTGTAAGCCAAGTTGACTTCAAGTTCAATGGATTTTTCCAAGCGGTCAACAATAGTGTTGATGAATGTAAGTGGTACATCTTTCATCCCTGTATCTGCAAGGATTTCTTTGAGTAGTTGGTGTGGTTTTGTTATCATAATTGTATTTCTCCTTTTTGAATATACGAAATAATTTCTTTTAATGTGTAAGGCTTGTCATCTTCTTCGCAATGAATGTATTGACTGGGTGAGATGATGGCAGCCGTTACCAAGTTTAACCATTCGTTTTTATTGGCAACGAATTTCATTTTACCGCCCTTATCAGGCACTAACTGACCGATGGGCATCTTTGAGTAAATAGTTTGTAATTTCATTTCTTTTCAGTTAATTTAATTGATAACCACCAAATTCCGTAAATAACTGCTATGGTGGTGTAAACTGCGAATCTTAAAAAGTTTTGGTCGTACATATTATTTTGTTTTAAAAGGGGCGGTTAAGCCCCCTTGATAATGTATTCAGTTGGAATTTTTTTAATACACTCACTACCTACTGGCATTGTCCAAGCGTCATTGTATTCTTGGTTGTCGTTTGCAGGGTACATTGAACCACCCCAAATAGTGTTAATCATAAATTTAGGTTCTTTAACACCTTTACCGCAACAAGCACAATAGTTATAAAATTCACTTTCATTACTGTAATAACCACGTTGGTTTGCTTCAAATCTTGATTGTGGTAATTGAGGAATAGCAATTACATTAATTGGTTCGTTTATCATATTTTGTTCGTTTTTCATATAGCAAATATACAGATACTTTTTATATTTGAAAAACAAAAAGAAATAATATCAAAAAATAACCCGAATATTTTGTGAATGAACGGTTTTTATGAGTGAATGGAATTAAAGCGTTTTAAGAGCCTCAATAAATTCGGGTTGGGGAAATGTATCGACCTTGTCTTTGCGTACGCTACAATGCGTAAAAACGCCATTCTCACCACTCAAAGCACGTTTACTGATATCCCATATATCTTCATTGTAAGAAATATCAATAGAATACTTCTCTTTCCAAAGTTTTAAAAGGTGTACAACCGCATCAATTTGAGCCTGTGTGTATGAATGGTAGTGCTTGAACCCTCGGTGTGGCTTCGCTAATGTCGTAACCTCATCGCCTTGGATTTCCTTGCCTGTATAAGAATAGTATTTCTCACCCTTTTTGGTTAGTTGCCCCCAGGCAATTAGTTCAATTCCGATGCTCAACTTGTCCAAGTTTAGGTAACTCAACCCATTTTCTTTGAATACGGAGTTGGGCAGTCCCAAATGATACGCCCAAAATTGTGAGCCAAAACCTTGTTTAATTGAACCGTCACGATCAATTACAACACAAGTTGCAATGCGTGGTTTATCTTTACCCCACCAACCAAATACATCATCGCCCTTACCAGTACCAGCTGTGTGGTGTAGGTATATTTGAGTTTTGGTGGTTGCCTCTTTGTAGTAATCGTTAAATGGTATTTGTGTTATTTTCATCTGCCTTGTCCTCGATTTGGTTTAAATGACTTGTGTTTGTTAACGTGTTTGGTATGCCTACCCAATTTTGACTTGGGCTTCGCCTTAAAACTATTGACTTGCGTTGTTTTTGCCATTGGTGTATTTGTCTATAACCGTGTAACCCAACGAGAATATAGTGATGAACTCCACCGCTTCAACGAGTTCAGAAGTATTATAATAAACCATAGAGCCAAATAGCACCAAAGCGCCAAAAATACCCACAAATCTCTTGGACGAAAATTCGCCCTTGTCACCTTTAAATAACTCACTTATTTTCATAGAAATATTTTTCAATTAAAAGGCTATCGTTAACGGCTCTGATTTCTTCCAACACTATTGCCGCAGAATCGCACATCATTTCTGAATGATGTATCTGCTCTTCGGCTTTTTTTTCAATATCAGGCTCAACTGCCACCGCCATAATTAAAGCGATAAGCGATAATGCGTATAGAAATTTCATATTTTACCTAAATTTTTATAAATGCTTATTTCAGTAATTAACGCAGAACACAATGAATCTTGCGTTTTTAACATTTTTGACATCTTTTCAAGTTTAGCCTCACATAACTCCAAACGCTGCTCACATCGGTCATTGATGGCTTTGCTTTGGCGTTCAGCCCTATAATATAGCACACTCACAACGACCAACATAAGGAATGTTATTGCCTTCGCTGGATCGCTTTTAAATTGTTCAAAGTCTATTGGTAGTTTCATTGGTATCAGTTAGTTTCATAGGGTAAATTCGGGTTGTGTTACTTCAAATTCTGTTGGTTGTCCTAAAATAGGCAGCAAAGATTCGTCAAAGGTAATATACCAAAATTGCGGCTCGTTTAGTTCTGCAAAGTTGTAGTCTACCCAATGTTGTGTTACATCATCGGGTGATTTAGGAATGCCGTAGTATGCGTCACATTGTTGACGTGCTGCGATTGCTTCTTCTTCGGTTTGATATTTATAGCCTTTATAA